ACTTTCTCACGATTCTGTATGTTATACTTATAACTTTTTTCACCAACTTTTATATCAAAACCTTTGAATTCGTCGTTGAATAGTTCTTTAGTATTTTTCTTGAATGTTTCGTGTTGTTCAGTAGCCACATCTTGTTGCTTGTTGTAGCGGTTAAAAAAGTCCATTGCTTTTTGTTGGTCCTGAGTTACGCCGGGTCTCAACTTGATTTCGTCGTAATATTTATTTTTCGTTTCCTCTAAAAAGTTTTTTGCTTTTGCAACCTCTTCTTTTTTAGCGAGTTTTTTCTTTTTGACGTCACGCTCTTCGTCAAGATCTGTATCATATTGGAAGTTATCTTCCATTATAAAATCTATTTCCTCTGAATCTAAATGAGGTTTTGATTTTTTGTAATATTCTTTTAATAAAGTATTTTCATCAATATTAGTATAATCTGCATTTAATCTAGTGTAATCTTCTATAGTTCCACCAGTTTCCTCCATAAAATCAACTAACTTTTCAATGTTTTCTGGTAATGCTTTACCTAAAACTTTTTCATCTCTTACAGCTTCTTTAACTTCTGCTTCTACTTTTTTTACTTCTTCAGTTATTTCTGTGATTGCAGAAAACCCTTCAGCAGTCTCGTTGGACTCTTGTATAGGTTCTCCCACCTCTGTGCTATCTCCGGATGGTTTTTCCACAGGTACTTCCTTTGTTTCTCCGATTTGAATGGCATCTTCTTCTTTTTTTATAGCCTCACTAGGTATTACAACTTTTGTTATTTGTTGATCTAATTCAACTAGTGGTTCTTTAATGTTTACCTTTATTATTTCTGATTGTTTTTCAATTAGATTTTTAGGTTTTCTTTTTTTAGACTTTATTTTAAAGTCTCCTTCCTGTTTAACAGGTTCATTTGTTTTTACTTCTGACATAATATAATATAATTAAATAATTAATAATTAAGCTACTGGAGCTTGTTCATTTTGTTGTTCAAAGTCTATTGGTAATAAATCATTTTTTCTTTGATCTATCATTTGGCTTTGTTGAGTGCCTTCCATTTTAATACGCTTGTCTTTACGATCTTCAATCATTTGCTCTTTTTTACCTACAGCTTCCATGTCCATTTGTTTTAACTGCATATCAAACTGAAATTGTGCTTGCATTTTTTGTTGCTCTAATTGAGCAGCGGTCTGCATACGTTGTATTTCCATTTGAGATCTGGCTTGTTCATATTGAACTTTAGAGCCCGATATTGCTTCTTGCTTTTGAACTTCTGTCATAGCTATTTTTTCAGCAGCATCAGCTTGTGATTCAGCTTGAGCTCTAATATTAGCTTGTTGATTTTCTTGTTCTTGTTTGCTTTTAGCTTTACGTTTTATTTTAAGCATTTGATTAGCTAGTTTAAGATTTTTTATTTGTCTTAAATCTATAGCATCTTCTAAATCAATACCACCTTGCTGTAAAGCAACTTGTATGTTTTGTTCTAATTGCTGTTGTTCTTCTTCGTCTGGTTCTAATTCTAAGAATATACCAAAGTCATGTAAGTTTAAATTAACAACTTCTTTTAATGTTTTTACGTTATATGTAGATATAGAATTAACCAACGCGCTTTCTGTTAATGGAAACTCTAAAGCATCAGCTATTTTTAATGCTATATTTTCTGCTATTCTAAGAGTTAAAAATAAACTAGCTTGCTTAATATGTCTAGTTGCTACATTAGATGCGTTAGCAGCTATCTTTTGTAACCCTACTAATGTTTGTTTGTCTGGAGTACTACCGTCTCTAGCTTCATTAAGTCCAGTTACATCACGTATCATTTGTAAATAATACTGATAAGTTTGTATTAAACTTTGTATTTTACCTTGACCACTAGAACTAGTTAGCTCTTGAATAGGTACTTTACCTGCATTCATTTCACCGTCTTGCGTAAGTGATCTACCAACTATAGAACCAGTTTGGAAATACATATTTAATGCTTCTGCTGGATTATAGTTTGTACCATTACCTAAATCAACCTCAGCTAAACCATCCATGTCTAAGTATACACCATCTGGTACCATCCTAGACATTACTTGTTGTAGCTTTAAATGCGTAAGTTGTATCATATCTGCAAAACCAATACACTTACTAACTAAAGACTCAATTCTACCTTTGTACATACGAGGTGCACATATAGCGTAATTCATTTCTACTTTAGTTGTGTCAGCTAATGGTCTAGACATGTTTTCTGCTAGTTTCCATTTTAATATTGTATTAGTACCTAAAACTTTAGCGCCATTGTACAACACTTCAATTGATCTTGATACTCTTTCAAATGAATCATTCTCAGGTGGATTAAATGTGTCTGGCTTTTCTAAAGCTTTCATTAATCCTTGGTCTGTTTGTTTTATTTTAAATACTTGATTATGGTAAGTTTTATAATCAAAATATAAAACCTGAACTGTGTTCTCATCATAATTTCCGTACCCAGTTATATAGTTGCGATTACCTGGCATTTTTTGTATACGCTCTAGTTCTTCTTTACTAATATCTGGAAATTCTTTTTTAAGTTCTGCTATTGTTATAGACTTAACTTCACCTACATAATATATATCTTCAAAATTTGGATCTTCTGTATAAGAATATACCATATAAGACGGATCAACATAATCAACAGTAACTCCTTCAGCTGTGTTAAAATTAGTTTTAGTAGCAGCAATACCACAAACTGTTAAGTCCATGTTTAATCTACGTCTTGTTAAATCATATTTGTTTTGTGCTAATACAGAAGATATAGCTTCTTCTTCGGCTATTTCAACACTTTGCTTGTAGCTTAATTGCATGTGTAGCTCTAGCTCATCTTCAGACTCAGGTAAAGTACTTGGGTCAGGGCTTTGATATAAATCAATACCTAAAGAACTTTTTAATTCTTTTAAATAATCTTTAGCCATCATGTCTTCATAAATACGAGAAGCGTAATCTGTTCTTTTCTTTATTGAACTTGGATCTTGAGCGTAAGCTTTAATATCATAACTTTTTTGTGATATACCATTTACAACTATATCAACAAATTTAGATAAAATAGGAACTGGTTGCCAGTCTAAATTAAGATAAGATAAATCACCGTTAATAGATAACTCATCTTTGTATTTTTGAGGAGATTGTTCACCTCTAGCATATAATCTTAACTCATGAAAATTATTCCAATTAGATAAATATCTGTTACCGTTAGTTCTTCCTTGATCAAACCACTCATACTCAATTGCCATAGCAACTTGACTTCCATATTCTAAACTTGCTTTTTCTGCATCACTCACTACTTGACTAGGGAAAGCGCTATTGGTGTTAGTATATATATTCATTTAACTTATTATTTTTGATGTGGTTCCTTTGTTATTGTATCTCTTTATACCTAAATCTACAGACTGCAACTTAATTTTATTATTTGGAATATACCTATGCTTGTTACAAGCCATTAAAGCAAGTCCAGAGCTAATAGAAGCATCATGTGAAGTTCTATTGTTAATGTTAAATTTAGCCCAGTCTTCTAAGGTTCTTTGAAAATACATATCTCCATAACCTGTTTCTTTTAATCCTATAAAATGCTCTACATATGACTCAATAGCCGCTGCGTGAGCTTGTTTAATGTCTTCACTTGAATTAGGTATTCCACCTATTTCTCTTTCTGTCACTGATAATTTATTATATTTTTTATCTGGCCTGTTCATAGAATAAGATCTATAACCTCTTCTTCTAAAATAATACAACAATCTTGGTTTGTTATTTTCTGCTAATATTGGCATACCATAAAATATACAAGCCATAAGAACATCTTCAAAAAATATCTCTGCTGTTTGTGGTCTAGCTATATATTCTAAAAAGAAATGATTAGGAGGTACGTCTTCCATGCTGAACTTAGTTAAACCATGTAAAGATCCATTAGAACCTCGCTTGTCAACTGTACCTGATATATCATATGGATCACATCCAAAAGCACCACAGTGTTCATTACCAGGATATTTTTTATGATTTTTTATTACTGTTCTATTTTGTAATTGTACAGGCGGAACCCATGATACTAAAAATCTACCGTTTTTATTAGGCACAAACATTACTTTGGTATCTTGCTCTCCATTTTCCCATTGAAAACTACCTTTAGTTATTTGTAAAGAGTTTTTTAAATCTTCGTTAAAATCTATTTGTTGATAAATTTTAGTCAGATTAAATAAAGATTGTTTTGATTCATCTCTAAAAGCGTGTTTAGTAGTACGTGGAAACTGTCTGTAAAATTCATTTAAGCCATCTTGATCATCTTTAAGACCTTCTACCTCATTATCCCAGTATTCAATAACCCCGATTTTGATTGGCGCTCCATGAGGTCCATACACTTGTTTTGATGGAGTTTCGAAGACAGGATAACCATAAGAATCAATGTATCCTTCGTAGTTCCATTCCATAGGAATGAACAAAGAATAGAGTCCTGAACGAGTTTGTCCATTGGCGTTTCTTTTTGTAACATCTGAGTCATCGTATAATTTTTTAAAGTTTCTACCACCTTTATCTAAAGCGTTTGACGTTGATCCCATCATGCATTTACCTATAATTCTAGAACCCAGTCTTAGTGTTGTTTTAGTAACACGCCAATTGTTTTGTATATCATTAGGTCTTTCCCATTTACCACTTTCATCATGTACTAGTAACTTTAGTTTTTCACCATCATAAGCATTGTCTCCAGTGTTTTTCCAGTCAATAGTTGTATCAAGCCCGGCAAGATCTTCTTGCTTTTCTGTAGACACAATAGATCTTCTTGTAAACTTAGAAGCTGGCACACGATATGCTAACTCTGTTTTAGGTCGATCCATACCATCTTGTATTGGTTTGAAAAAGAAAGGATAATTAACTGATATAGGTACAACTTTATCGGTAAACATTTTTTTAGCATCAGCACCTGATTTTGATAATATACCAAACCTTGCATCAGTTGATATTGTAGCCATATTAACCGTTTCTCCAGAAGCCATAAATGAAAATCCAGATCGTCTGTTTTTTAAATAACACATACCATAGCTTCTATCATCTGCTCTGCATGCTTCCCAAAATATAAAAAATAATCTGTTTGATTCTCTAAAGTCTGGTTGGCCAACATCAATTTTTGACCATTGTAAATACATGTAATGAGTACCGGTTAAATATATAGGTACATCTTTATTAACATACCAAAAACCTTCTTCACGTCTTTTAAATTCAACATCAATATAATCATACCATGTTTCTTTAAAATCTTCAGGATATTCTCTCCAGTCAAAAACTGTTTTTATTTTACTTAGTACTTTAGGATAATGAAATCTAGTCCATTTATTGCTTTCAAATACATGAATATTGTTTTGTAAAGGTAAAGCTATTTTAAGATTTTGTATTTCATAAATCTCTCCAATTTGTCCAGTTCTAGATATAATAACCATATCGTGGTCTTCATTATATCCATACTCCCATTTCTTATACCTATTCATTCGTTTAAGAATTTTAGGTTTAATATGGTTAGTTATTACTTTATATAAAGTTTGCTCGTACATTATTTAGATCTTCCTTCAGCGAAACCACGAAATGTAATTTCTTTTTTAACTTCTTTAGGTTTTTCTTCTAACATATTTTTTTCTTCTTCAATACGATTAAGTATTTCAAAAGCATCAAATATAGCTAGCTTTTTTGTAGCTGCAGCATTTTTAAGTCTGTCTGCTGATATATCATCGCTTGAATCTATAATAGCTTCTTTAGCAACTTTAATGAGTTCTTCAACCGCTACTTGCCCAGCTTGGATTATACTCAGTTTGGTTTTCTTGATGTTCATACTTTATAACAATATCATTTGATTTCATACAATAAAGACGTTGACCGTCTATTAAAAAATCCCATTCACCGTAAGGTTTATAACCTACAATGTCTCCAGGAATTATTTTAAGCGCTTCTAATGAGCTATTACCTATTTTAAGTATACCAATAAGCTTTTGCTCTTTATCAAGCGTTAGAGAGTTGTTGTTTTTAAGTGGCATTATAAAACATCTGTCACCAAATGATTTCCACTCTTTACTTTTTTTATATAAATAAACTTGATCTATTTGGCAAAAATACAAGTTGTCTTTAAACCAAGATCTGCTTTTTTTTCTTACACCTTTCATATCATAAAAAGTTCTAAACACATTATGATGCACAACTATAATATCTCCTTTTTTAATAGGAGTGTTGTAGGCTTTTGGTGTTTCAATTACAATAGCTAAATTATTAACTGACTTATAACTTTCTATTTTAGTGTTAATAATTAAAGATTTATTTTTAACTTTAATTTCATTGTTATACTCATCACCTAGTGGTTGTATAATAAAATCAAAAATACTTTTCATTAATATTCTAAATCATACTCAACAGATATAGCCATGTTAGAATTAAATTTTTTCCATGGCAATACCTCGTTGTTTTTCTTTATATAAATATTATAAGAGTTATCAGAAGCATTGTGTAATATATGAGATATTTCATGACCACCATACACTTGTTGCCCTACAGCATAGTGCATAGCGTCAGATTTATAGTCAGTACCAATACTGATTTTTCTTATATTAGAGTTCATTACTAAGCTTTTGCTTCGTCTTCTTTTACAGTTTCATAACTACCATCTTTTAAATTGATACTTATCTTACCGTATTCTTTTTCAAGCTTACCTTTAAATTTTTCAATTTCATCGCTTTTATTTAGCGCAAGATCAACTATTTGTTTTTTTTGAACTTCTAATACACCCGCTTGACTTAACATTTTTTGTAATTCGTTTTGGCTGTCAACAATTTGTTTTAATTGTTCGTCTTTAATTTTTGGATTTTCCATGGTTTAATTTAATTTAATTGTTATTATTAATTACTTAATACTATAGTTACTCGTTTTTTTTATTATTTAAGCTCCTACAGTCATTGTTACTGAAACTGGAGTTATAAGTAAAACTATTTGAGCTTCAATACCAGCTTCTAGCTTTGCTACTTGTACGTCACCCATAGCTGTTTTAGTCCATCCAGTTACTATATCATTTGTTAAATCAGCAAAAGGTATAAAAGAAGCTCCTGCAGCTGGCGCTGGAACTGTTTGAGTTGAAATAGTTGTTGTTTGATAAAATTCTCCTTTTGAATCTTTTTCGTCAGAAATTCCAGTTAGTCTCCAGTTTACGTTATAAACTACGTCTGTGTTAGATCCTTCTGTTGGGTGAACATCCACCACTTTGCAATCCCATGTGTAAGTTATTGTCATTTTTTTTTATTTTAATTATTTTTTTATTAATGTACTACTTTAAGTAAATCTCCAGTTCTATAAAAAGCTCCAGCTGTTAAACCTGCTGTTATTGCGGCTGCGTTATCTGCGTGTTCTGTTAAACCAACTACTTGTAATTTAGCTGTAGGAGTAGTCGTTCCAATACCAACTAATGGTTGACCTAATCCACTTCCACCATTTCCACCTCTAACTGTTAATCCTACGTTACCAGCTGGGGCTATGTTAATTCTGTTTAAATCAGTAGTACTTGCAAACCCAGTTGCTATTGTAAGAGTGTTTTGGTTTGCTTGATCAAATGTTATACTGGCGTTTTGAGTGCCACCAGAATTATCTTCAAATAATATTATTGCATTATTACCTGCTGTATTTTTAACTAGTATTTCAGGATCAGTAACACCACTACTTACAACTAATCTTGCAGCAGTAGGAGTGGTCGTTCCAATACCAAGGTTGCCTCCATTTAAGAAAGAAGTACCGTTTGAATTTATTTTAACAGTTGTTACGTCTAACGTACCTGAGCTTAAAAAAAGTGAAGCATCAGTATTTCCCTCTTCATCGTAAATGTGTAGGTTACCGCCAACTTGTAACTTTTGGTTAGGAGTAGCTGTCCCAATACCAACGTTTCCTTCATGTGTAAATCTAACTCTTTCAACTAAAGAACCTGCCGAAGTTCCATTACATAGATCAATAGTAAGATCACCTGATGTACTTCCAGCAGTGCTATCTAAAATACTAAATATTCCACCTATAGAATATTGATTAAAAGAACCAAATTGTACGCCGTATTTTTCACCAACAGTATTACCAATACCGTTTAAAAATAACCCAGTATGAGTATCTGAAACACTATCTGAAATTCTTACTGGTTGGTTGGTGTTAAGTGGATCACTTTTTATATCAAGTTTTTGTTGAGGACTAGTTGTTCCAATCCCAACGTTGCCAGTAAAAATAGCATTATCTTGTACTGATAATCCTGTGCTTATTGCTACAGAGCCATCGCTGTCACCAGATGTAATATTTAAGTTTCCACTACTTGCGCCAATATTCCAAGAACGAGTTCCTGACTCATCAAATTTCAAATTATTAGCACTCATTTGAATATCACCAGCCATTGTACCACCAGCTAATGGTAAAAATGGACCGCCTGCGCCACCGCCACTTGACGCTGTTATATTTCCATTAGCATCAGTCACTAAAGTACCTGCGCCATAAGCGTTAAATTTAATAGCTCCAGCTTGGCTAATACGCATTTTTTCCGCTCCGCCTGATTGAAATAACATAATACCTGTATTTCTAGCATTTAATGTTAGTGAATCACTACTAGATGTAATAGTACCGTGTATTGCTGAGCCTACTTTAATATCTATATCACCAGTTACAGCAGCCCCTGTGTTTGTAGTTTCAAACTTTTTTGAGCCATTAAAATAAAGCTCTATTCTATCATTACTTATAAATCTTGCTAAAGATTCATCAGCAGTATAAGATTTAAATTCAATAGAATCATCTGCTCTAACAAATAAACTACCTGCACCTGTATCATCTATAAAAGAATTTGACGCGTTGTGATATATTTCAAGGTCGTTACCTGCTCCCCACTTTGCCTTTACTTGATCACCATGTTGAGTATGATCATTGAATGTAGTAACCCCAGCCATTGTGCCTCCTGCTAGCGGTAAGAAAGGTCCACCAATAGTATTTATAAAATTATTAGGTGATATCCTTACGTTAGTAGCTCCGTCGTAACCAACTACAAAATCAACGTTTGCAACATCAGTAGATTCTGAGAACTGTGAAAATTTAATATTTGCCATTTCTTTTTTTATTTTATTATACCGCTGCTACTGAAAGTGTTCCTCCGTTTGCTACTGTTACTCTATATCTTGTTCCGTCTGGTGATTTTAATATTAGTCCGCTAGCTGAATCATCTACTTCAATATCGCCACCATCAACTTCTAATTTTGAAGCAGGATTAATAGTTCCAATCCCAACATTAGCGCCATTTTCTCCAATACTTATTATAGAATTGTCGTGATAAGCTCTCATAAATTGTGCAGTTCCAGTTGCTCCAACCATAAAAGCTGCATATGCACTTCCAGAACCTATTCCAAATTTGAAACTAGAACCAACTTGAGCTGTTTTAAATTGTCCAGTAAAATCAGCATTCAAAATTTCAAGTTTAGCGGTAGGACTAGTTAACCCAATACCTATGTTGCCGCTTTGTTGTATTGTTAATACATCGCCTGAAGTACTAGTATTAAATCTTAAATCATTAGAATTTGCAGGCCTATAAATTATATTTTTATAACTTCCAGCACTGTAAAATCTTAATTGTGCATCATTAGCTGCTGGAGAATCTAATCCTAACAATAAATTATTGTCGTTTGAAATAGTTAATGTGTCTGTAGGACTAGTTGTTCCAATACCTACGTTGCCGTCTACATCTATTGTCAGTTTATTATTTGATTCTAAATTAGTAGCGGATGATATTTTAAATTTATCAGAATCACTATTATCAATTCCTAATTTCCATCTCCTTACACTTGAAAGTAGAAAAGACAAAGCAGCATCGCCTGTACCATCTTGTTCTATAGTTATACCAGCGTCTGTGTCAACTTGTGTACCATTTTGATAAACATGCAGCTTTGATACAGGAGGTGTTATTCCAATACCAACGTTGCCGCCATTGAAATAAGAATCTCCATAACCCCTTACAACAACATTTCTTGTTCCTGCTTCGTTATATAAGTTAATTAATCCTCCATTTCCATTGTCATAACCTATTAATGCTTTTTGAGTTCCATCTGACTTAAGCATGTTAATTTTAGAATCAGCACCTGAAGCTGGTTTTAGTTCTAATAATTCAGATGGACTATCCGTTCCGATACCTACGTAGCCACCCTTTGACATATCTAAGGTTAAAGCAGTAATTTCTGTACCCCCATCGGTTCCTTTAAATATAATGTCTTTATCTGAAGTTGTGTTTCGTATAACAAAATTATTACTATCATTAGATAATCTACCAAATTCAGCAGCGCTCGCGCCTCTTAACACAATATCATTACCACCTGCTGTTAATCTTAAATCATCCACAATAGAAATTTCAAAATCACCACTACCACTTTCTGTAAAAGTTGCAGCGTTGCTACCATCACCAGTTATTGATAGACTTCCTGTTATTGTCCCACCAGCTAGTGGTAAGAAAGGTCCGCCAGAACCAGAAGGAACTGTAGTTGTTTTTACAACATTACCATTTGCGTCTGTACCTAATAAGAAAGTAGCTGTACCTGTATTGTTAGAAGCGTCATAAGAGTTAAACGTAATAGATCCATTTGAAAATATTCTCATTTTTTCAGTTACTGAATTATTAGTTTCAGTAAAAAACGCCATGTCATTACTGTTAAAAGCGCCATTAGTAAGCTGTATTTTACCTGAAGAAGCTCCAGACGCTTCGTTATGAGTAACAAATTCTAGTATAGGATCGTTAAAAGCTGTAGGATTTTTAGCTTGTATTCTTAATGTAGTGTTTGAAGTTGAATCTAGAGTTGCGTTACCAGATATTTCAACCCCTGTACTTGTAGTTTCAAACTTTTTAGCACCATTAAAATAAAGCTCTATTCTATCATTACTTATAAATCTTGCTAAAGATTCATCAGCAGTATAAGATTTAAATTC